TACTGCTTTAGGTTTCTGCTCATTTTGGATGTCATACATGTCTTTTAACTTCTTGTATTCAGTATCGTTAAGTGATACTCTTCCAAGCAATAACATCTCGGGTGTTATCTGGCCGGTTTGTTGTGGCTGTGATACACTTTGATCTGTTAAAGGAGGGGCAACTTGATTTGGACTGGCATTCAATTGGCCATCGGATTGTTGATTGGATATTGGGCTATTCATGCCGTTATCGTTTTGATTCTGTGGGGTATTTCTGGACATAGTTCCACCAGCGATTCCGCTGATACCCGCTCTAGCAACATTTCCAGGAGTTACATTGGTTCCTCCAAGGAATCCCAGAAGAGTCCTACTGGCTTCCTCGAGACCTACTTCCCCACCTTTTACCGGAGCTGGAGCTTGATCCACAACTTGTTTTCCAGCCCCAAGAAATCTTGAAGCAATCTTCGGATCAGCCATAGCAACATCAGCGGCATTACCCCAAGAAAATGGATTAAGTAATTGAATGTTTGTCAGCTTTCCTGTTCTTATTTGAGACCCCTGAGTTTTGACAATTCCTCTCGCTCTCTCTAAAACTGGGCGCAAGACAAGTAATTCCTGTTGCGTATCTAGTGCGGCTGCCAGATCGGGGAACATACTTTTTACAACAGATCTGAGAGTATTAGCTTCGAGTTTTTGTGCCGCTGTTGCCACTGCGTCTCCAGAATCATCTACAATAGATTTTCCAAACTTAGAATTTGCTTCACGAACTATCTTTAGGGCCTGCTTAACCGTCACTCCCTTCTTGTATTTCTTTTCAGCTTGTTTAATTACTTCCTTAATTGCATTCTTTCTTGCGTCTGATCCCAATTCCTGAGAGATAACCTTTGCTTCTGCTTTTAATGCCTTGATAAGATCGTCTCCAGAAATTCTCACATTACTTCCAGCAGTATCAGCAGTTGCTTTAATTATTTTCTCAGCCTCATTTAATTGGTTATTTATTAAACCGCCCCTACCTTTGTCTGAAATACTTCCAAGCATTTCGTCATATCCAAAACCCTCAGGAACATTTCTCTGAATAACATTATTGAGATCTATTCCTGATTGAGTTGCTTTTTCAAATGCTGATGGTGTTGCTTTTCCGTATGCCTGAGTCGCTTTCCCTGAAAGACCAGACTTAACCTTAGAGATAGCTTTCCCTGGTAGTTTCAAGGCACTTAGTCCTGCTGACATTACTCCCGAAGCTACTGCTCCAGTTCCTGCACCCTTAAGTACATCTGTGGCTGTAACATCGTTTTGGCTAAGTGCCTGTAATGCCCCAGAAGCGGCTCCTGGCAATAGTGTCCTTGTTGCTACATTAGCTCCCTTACCAAACGGAACCGAATACGAACCTAGCTCTGCACTTTGTTGTCCCGCTCGTTTGAGAGCAAATTGTAGTGCGTTTTTCTGTAAGTCTTTATCTGTTATATCTGTTTGAGATTTAAGTACATCCGCTTCAGCTCCAACCATTTCACCGGTTCTGTTCATGGCTTGGTCTACTGAACGAGATTGAGCAAGAAGTGCGGCCTTCTTAGCAGGGTCTTGTTCCTGCCGAGCCTGTCTAATAAGCTCCTGTGACTTTTGAAAGTTAGCCATGATGGCTTGGTTAGACTGATCTGCTTGTTGACCTAATTTAGGTGCTTGAAGGGCAAGCTGAACGTTTCCACGGGTCTTACCTAGTCCTAGAAAATCAAGGAGTTTCTGACCGGTAGTTTTTTGCACCTTAGCCTCTGGAGTGTATTCAGTAGAATCAACACCCTGGCCTATCTCTGAAAGACGAGCTTGGATGAGTTCTTCTGGAACACCGCGCTTACGGGCGTCAAGAATTTTTTGATCGAGTAGTGTAGCCATATTAAAAACCTACCTGACTCCTTAGACTGCTTTGATTCGTTGGTTTAACTGATTGAAGGGCTTGCTGAGTTGGCGTAGCGGCTTTAGCACTGCCAATTCCAAATTGGGTGAGAAAATCAGTGAGGGAGAGGCCGCTAGACGCCTTATTTCGGTCTGCAATAAGTGACTGAGTATTCTGAATGCTTGCCTGAGATTCAGGAAGCTGAATGGTGCTGTAGAGTCTTTCAGCCAGTGCTTTTTCTTCCGCCGCTTGTTGAGCCGCTTGTTGTTGAGCCGCCTGCTGTTGTTGAAGCTGTAACTGGCTAAGGGCTGAAGAAGACGCGCTTGAAAAGTCACCAGATTGTAGTCCTGCAATAGCGTTTTGAATCGCACGAGTTTGTTCTGTTTCTTGTCCGGTAAGACTAGAAATAAGATTCTGAATACCCATGAGGGATTCTTCCTGAGATAAGCCAATGTCTTTGGTTGCACTGGTTAGGTTGGATTGGATGGGTTGGACGGCATTTTGGATCTCCTGTTGAGCTAAAGTGGAAGAACCAACGATACCACGCTTGCCAAGTTCTCCAGAGGTAATCTTGGTTTGCTGGTTAATTGAAGACTGCGCCTGCCCTTTAACTTCGGAGAGAAGGTTTTGATACCGCTGTTTGAGTGGGTCTACTTGAGCTTGGACCTGTTGTTTTTCAGTGGCGAATTTCTGCTGAACCTCTGGGATACTTGATTGAAGAGAAGAGATGGCAGGTTTTGCCGCTTCTTGCTGGAGTCTTAGAGATTCTTTAACAATATCCTGAAAGTTAGTAGCTGGGGCATAAGAAGACTGAGAAGATGAACCACTAGAACCAAACCCACCCTGTTCATAGCGTGATTTTGCCTCGTCGTACTTAAAATCTCTACGTAGCTGGTCTAGCTCACCCTGCCTACCACTCTCAGCCATGTATTGATCGAAATCTTTTGCCATAATTTTAATCCTTTAGATACTAAAAAAGCACCGACTTACATCGGTGCTCTAGTGCACGAATTCCAGAATTATACTGGTAGCTATATCATAATCGAACCACTCTTAATCGTCAATGTTTTTGTATGTGTATCCACCTTATAAGCATAAATCTGTGAGATGTCCTTCTCAAGCGATGAAAAAAGATCTCCTTGCTCATGATCTGGAACAAAACTATCACCTTCTTTTTTCCATTCGATAACAATCCTATCTATCTCTTCAGGATCTCCAATCCAAAGCTTCTTCTCCTCTGGAGAGTGTTTCCTTCCAGCAGAGGCTCCAATAATTTCTCCAGTATTTTTGTGATAAAAGACCATCATATACTCGGACTCCTTGTGAATATTATAGCCTTAAATGTGTAAGAAGTTCCGGTTACATCTTTGTTTATAACCAAATTAGCTGTTCCCACGTAGTAGTCTAGCCAGTTACCAGCGTAATCAACATAACACGGTATTCTTCTTAAGAAAGCTGTGCCATCTGAGTCGCCAGAAAATACCTTCGTATCTTCAAGGAATACCCATGCTTTAGGCGGATAACCAAGATTGTGAGATATTGTTCCGGAAGTAACACCCGTTCCCAAAGTTATAGTACTAACATTATAAATTGAGTGAGTAGCCAACTCTGAATTAAAGGAAAGGTTAATGTTTCCAGTAGTTAGGACATCATAACTTGGTTTTGAAATCTTTATTGCCATTTATACTTCTTCCTTAAATATGTAATAGAAACCATTTACGGTTCCAGGCGTTGGATCAACATCAGTATTACTAATGTGAATATCTATAGTATTATCATAAATCTTTGTATATCCGTAAAATGTTACAGAAGCACCTAAAACAAACCAATCATGCTGGTAATATTCTGTTGATTTTACAGGAGAACCAAGACCATCTGTGTCCACAAACTGACTCATCACTAAAACAAACGGCTTGTATCCAAGGCTATGAGTGATAGTTACTTTCCCAAGGATATTAGTTGTAAAGGTACCGAAAGAACTTACTTTAAGTAGTGGATAATTCGAGTCAAGATAAAAGTCATCAGGAGTCGTTGAAGAGATATCTTTCCCTGGTTTTGTTATCTTTATAGGCATTATGATCCTTCGTAGAATATTTCGTACTTAACTTCGATAGTCCCCGCAGATCCTGCGTATTTACTGAGATAAAAGTACGCATAGGTACTGTCTACATTTATTCCTACATCAGCATTTACGCCAATCCTTAAATAAAAGTTATCTAGGTTGGCTCCGGGCATAAAATAGTTACTGTTGGTCGTATTGCGATAAAAAGCCATAACCAGGGGCCTATATCCCAAAGAATGACTTACTGCTTGTGCCGCTGTTCCAAATGCTGTTCCAAATGTCTGCTGGAAGCTCCCTGAAGAAAACGTTTTTAGATGATTAGACTCACTATTAAAAATAAGGTTTCTATCATCCGTCTCAGTTAGGACGTTATATCCTGGCTTGCTAATTTTAACTGGCATATCATGGTTCTATCAGCAATCTGTTTGCTGTCCCGTCATTCATTACAATTCTCACATTCGGACCATCAAGAGTGATCCCAGCAGATCCAGATGTTGTCCCAACCTGAACCTCAGAGGTCAGTGTTCCAGCATTAAGGTTATTGGGTGAAATATTGGTTACAGGGACACTTCCAGCGTTCAGTGTTCCAGAATTGATGTTATTGGCTGATATGTTACTCACTGTAATAACACTGGCGTCTACTGTTCCAGAGGTAATCAAATCAGCCGTTAATGATCTAACCTTTGAACCGGTAATAATCCCTCGTTCGTTTACGGAATCAAACTCGTAACCACTCACTATCTTTCGGTTAGTTATTGGAGAATCCACTGGCTGGAGGAATTGGTTTAGGTTTGTCATCTTGGTATCACCTCAGCTTGTACATCATATCCATAGAAAGTAAATCTGTTTTCTCTCGAAGATTCGTACACCTTGATAAACAAGAGCCTTCCTCTGGTTCCTGCAGGGAATCTAAACTCCGCTATTCCATCGCTACAATCCCCGAGTTCATGCCAAATTAACCGATCTTTAGTAAACGTATCCGCTACTGCTATCTGAACCTTTGCCTCATTACCTGGGTTGAAGAAAGCCGTGAACCAGTCCCACTTCTTTTCTAAGTGTGGCACTCCTCCATGATGTACAAACAGCATTACCGATTCAATTGGTGTTCCGTTATCTGAAAAGACATTGGTTCGCTTATAACACTGTCCCGAATTATCTCCGAAGATAAGCTGTTGAATCCCACTGGCGTCTTTGTAGGAAAGCCATGCAGTTGGTTTATTAGCATAAGAATCATTTAACCATTCGTTAGTCTGGAAGTTGTACTTTTGTATACAGTTAGATATAGTCTCACCAATAAGATCATCCGAGGTTGTCCCAACGCTACACAGATAATCATAGCGGTGGACTTCTGCCGGTGCAGAATCAAAGACAGTTCCTACTATTGCCGAACCAGAGTCGTTGTAGATCTGTCTTTGGATAGCGTTTGAGAGGATTTGTGGTCTATCTCCACCATACCCAAAGTGTCCCAAGCGATTAAGCCAGAAGAAATACCCCTCAGATTCAGCCACACTGTAAGGAGAAGATGGAGCCAATTTGGTTGATGTATCAACTAGAGAATATCCATCCCACTTGAATTGTAGTCCTGAGTTTTTGTTAGCAATAAGTCGATCCGCCGCCTTGAAGATTCTGGAGAGTTTTCCTTCACCTGGAATGGTCAGTGACGAAGAATCGCTTGTACCAGAAGTAGCCCAATCAGCAGCATTATTAGTTGTAGAGTAAAAAAGAGTTGAGGATGTTCCTGCCGCATAAATCCTTCCCTGATATTGAGCTAGGTCTACCGCCACCGGAGCTAAAGTTGTATTTGTAAAGCTCGTTCCGCTTGTAGTATGTCGAGTAGACCCAGCACCATCACAAATTATTAAAGTATCGTCTAGAACTGCATGACCAATATGTGCCCCACTTGATATGGTTCCATTTCCACAAACAGTCCATGCCCCTGTTCCTTGAACGGAGAAATAAAGTTTTGTTCCCGAAGCACGATAGTTAAAGAATGTTGATCCATCATTCTTGGTCCAGTTGAATAAAGTATTAACCTGTGAGACGTCTGGAGTGCCTAAATACGTCTCATATCCACCCCGCTTGGTCTTAGCTCCATAAGGGTAAGAATCAACGTTTACAGCACGTAGGAGAGTTCCATCTCCAATGCCGAGTGGATTAACGTAGGTATTAAGTCCTCCGAGGTTAGTAACAGTGATATTAGCCATATAACAGATCGTCCTCTTCTCCGTAAATTACATCGGTAAGTTCAATGAGTTCTGTGTTGGTGAAGTTTCTTGGAGTCATCTCACCTACAAAGAGATTCTTTGAAGCCACAGCCCGACTTAGATAGCGGTCTCCTTTTTCGTCTTTGTCATCATTAAAATATGCCTCAGCTACTACATAATTCACAAAACTATTTGTATGAGATCTCATAGCAAAAGGAAGCTCGTCAGTATCATTAACGAGGACTGGAGCGCGTTTGTAATAGCTCGTTTCAGCCGTTCCACCTGATTCATGGGGAACCACCTCAAGAGTATCGTCTCCCTGCCAGATGTAGTAGGGGTGAGTAGAGTTGTAGGTTTCTTGTGGGTGCATTTCAGAGACATCGAGCTTAGTAGCCTTGTATTTATTCACCCCGTCATAAGTCACCCAGACACGCTTGAGACTCTTGAAGTCTGTTGCAGAGACGGTTCCTAGTCCACTGGTACCAAAGGCAACATTGGCCGTTCCCATTGAGTAGCTTTTATCTACGTTTACAATGGCATTATTCATTTCTTCTAGCCACTCATTGATCCAGTCGTTAACTTGTTCATCGTCTTTGATGTATCCCTTAGAAAAGAGCTTATTCATGGCACGATCTCGAATCTTTGCCAGGGAATAGAAACTAAACCCTGAAGAGGTTATCCAGTCAGACTCTGAAGATGTTTCTTCGCTGACTGAGTTTCTGAAGTAAGTTCGGAATGCGTCTGCAGTAGAGGCGGTTGTGTCATCAAACTGAGTATATTCATGGTCAGGAGTGATTGAGACTGTTCCATTCGTAATGGGAGTAGCAACTCCAGAAGTTCCAGAGGTAGACTTCTCAAACACAACTTGGTCGAACTTAATTGCGTATAGGGGTGTGTCTGCTGGGTGTTCAAAAGAAGTGTTTGCGGTTAAAACAATTGAGGTTCCAGAAGCAGAATTAATTATCTTAATCTCACTTCGCTCTTCTCCAGTATTACCTATCTGGACAGCCCAGTTGGCAGAAAACGAGTTAACGTTTTTTACATTAACAGTTCCAACTCCCGAGCTTTTACCAACACTTAGGTAGGTCTTTGGCGCATTTATAGCTAGATTGTTCTCTACTCGAATAATCATATTTCTCCTATTGATCTCATTTTTGGTTTGAAATCGTACGTATTAGATATTTTTCCAAGAGACTGTCTTCTATCACTTCCTCCATACACCTGGTCTGGGTTGTTATAGGCCATTAGGAAGTTATAAATCGTGTCTGTAGTTTGAAACTCGGCCAATGTCTGAGCTACGTAGTTGAAGGTCGGTTTGGTAGTAATCACGGCCTTTAATCCAGCTTTATTCTGAGACACGGACAGAAATACCGGCCTCACCTCTTTGATACCTACAAACTTAGTTACTGTCTTGCCAACCTGCCGCACTAGTCTTGATACGCTATCAGTAACCCCAACTGTGTCGGAAAGTGTTGCCTGAACCAGTTTGAAACTGTCTAAAACGTCCGTTAAACCTTCACTGTCTTGCAGGATTCTTTCCAGAACCTTAATGTTGTATACCTGATCTTCCAATCCTTCAGAGTCGACTATTGATCGCGAGAGTGATACTGCTTGAGAAAGTAGGTCGGTTAAACCAATGGCGTCTTGAATCTTCTGAACAACCGCTGACACCTTGACCAAGTCATCGGTAAGACCTAAATCATCAGTTACGAATCTGTCTAAAATTGACTGGATTTGAACGTCATCAGCCAGAGACATGTTGTCATCAATCTTTCTCGTTACCTCGACTGTTCTTATAACGGAGTCTAAAAATCCTAAAGTATCAACTAAGTTAGCTCTTATCTGCCTGAAATAGTCTAGGCTGTCAGTAATACCAACAGTGTCTTGAATAGCTACAGAAATGGCAATTGAGGAGTTTACAAGGTCGGTTAGACCCTGGTTATCTGCTAAAAAGACTTGGTAACCACTTGATTTCGAAACTGAGTCAGTTAGACCCTCACTGTCCTCATTTTTCCTATTGAAACTACTCACCCTGGAAACAAGATCTGTGAGTCCCAAGTTGTCCAGAATCTTGCTTGAAACAAGCATGGCATGATCTAAAGAATCAGTAAGGCCCAGTGAGTCCGAAAGATTGCTTGCCATTTCTTTGGAAGTTGAAATAACATCTGTTATCCCCAAATTGTTACTAAGACTCCTGGTAACTGAGGCTACTCTCGATAAAATATCTGTCAGTCCTTCAGAATCAGAAGTTGACCGAGCAACATCACTCTGCCTTGACAGAGAGTCGTCTATGGAAAGAGTGTCTTGGTTGGTTCTTTTTTGTGTAGCTAATCTAATTATTTGGTCAGTTAATCCAAGTGTTTCGTTGATATGAACAGCAAAAGTGTTAAATATCTGACCACCGTTATAGTAAACATTATCGGCGCTATACTGAATCCCCGAGTCATTGTATTGTCCATTGGATGATTTGAAATACTCAACCAATTCCAAAAGAGACATCTCATCTGTCAACTCTCTTGTAAAATTAGTTGTCCTGGAAATTGTGTCAGTAGCCCCAAGTGACTCAGGTTGTTTCCTTCCATGAGTAAAGTCTTGATCTAGCGCGTCTGTTATCCCAACCGATTCTTCTAAAGAACTAATATTGCTATTCCCTACGACATAATTGATTGTTAGAACAGGCGCTTTTGTACTATCTCCGTCATAAGAGTATGCAAGTCTTCCTTGGTTATAATCAGTTGAGTAGGCTTCTCCCAGAAACATAAGTGCATTATTAGCGCTCCAACCATCTCTATTAATTATTTCCTGAACAATATCTGTTACTTCGATATCATATAAAGATTCACTAGTCCACGCAGTGGTATTTCTAATTGTGGCAGTAGTTTTCACAAGAGTATCCGCTCCGAATTGAGTGGTTGGGGAAACAGCGTCATCAACATCATTTGCCCATAAATCGAAACCACCGCTCGAACTTGACTCAATCGCTACTAAAGTCAGAACAGCGGAGGTTATTACAGATCCTTGAGGGACATTTATATTTATGAATCTGATATAACTTTCATAAAAATAACCAGATGAATCATAAAACCTGATATATGTATCGGATGAATCGAATCCACCTGGCTCGTTCCACCATGACCCATCATCGGAGCTAGAAGAGACCTGCTTTTGTACAGGTGAAGAGATAACATTAAAATTGTCAAAAATAGCTGTATCAGTTCCCGCATTTGCAGAGTCAGTTCCAATAAATAGAGAGGCAACTAACGCCGTAAGAGTAAATGGATTGGGAGTCGAAGTAAAATTATTCCAGGTCAAACCATCTGCTGATGTATCAAAATAAACAGTTCCAGACGCTTCTCTTATCCTTAACCACCTGTGGTTTGTCCCATTATATGCGGTAGAAGCGATTGTGGTATAACTTCCAGCCACCTGTTTCTCAGCAGTGAGCGTATCGTTATAAACAAATAAAGTAATTGTATTTGTCACATCTAAATATAGTTGGAGAAAAGTCCCATCATCTGTAAGTCCGGTAAGAGCGTGAACAAGCTCGACAACTGCATATGATCCAATAAGGTCATAACTGCTTACAGACTCCATTCCTTTGTAGGAAGAAGATGTAGTGGAGGTAATCCTTAACTGTTGGCTGGTTTCCGAAACATCTCCACCAGTCCATTCAGCCCACTTACCAGTATCGAGGGAGTTATCGTCAAAGTTGTCTACAAGAGCGCTTGTCTTAGCCATACCAACCTCCTTTCTCTAAGGAAGTTGTAATATAAAGGTAGTAGTTGATGTCATAGACATTTGTTGGCACATCTTGCTTTCATGATTATTGCGTCTTTCATAGAGTCCTAGATTTCGTATGAACCACCGCCTTCTACTTCTCGAACTGCGTTGTTTTGTCCGTCACCAGAGAGAACAGTACCCGAGTAACTAACAACTTGAAAAGTAGAAGAATCAATTGATGTCGCTCCAACATAGCTCAGTAATGAAGTAGTAGAGTTTCTAGACTTGACCGTTCCTAATATCGTTCTACTGCCAACATATATATTTGTTGAAACTGCTACTGGTCCTGTAAATGTTAGGGAGTTTGCTCCAGCTCCGGCCGTTCCACCAGATGAGTTGACCCAAACGATGATAAAGGTGAGAGTTTTATCACTGATCTTAAATCGACTAATAAAGTTTGCTGTATAACTTGGGGCTGTTCCAGAGGCCACTGAAAGAACCGGGGTCCAGGCAAACCACCCTGGAAACCCAAACGGATTCTCAATCCTACTTAGCTGAGGAGAGGTAATTGCTTCATCTTCTAGGGTGTAATTACTTCCGCCCGTAACAGTGAGAAGCGTATCTGCTACCCCTACGATGTAAAAGTATTTATCTGTAGTCTGGGTGAGTTTAAGCTTGTCGCCTTTTTGATACCTACTAGCCGCTCCAGAAGCTACTGTAATCGTAGTAGCTGAGGCATAGGCGAGGGTTTCAGAAATTGGAATCCACCCGTTATCCCAGGTTTGGTTATCCACATACGCCTTGGTGGCGGCGTCTTGCGCTGTCGTGGGATCAGAGACACTTGTGATTTTCGTGGTTCCTGCACTCATGTTCTGGAAAGTTCCAGATGTTAGAGTTGTAACCAGGGTTCCTCCAGCATTTACTCTTGCCGGGAAGTTCCCAGCAGAAAAATCCTTTAGCACCGAAGTCCCCGCTGTAGTTCCTAAAACAGCCTCAATAGCCTCTAAGGCGTCATTGGCGTCTGAATGCTGTAACGCATGATTTGGGCTGTCTAGAGTGTTGGTTCCAGACGGGTTAGTGAAGGTATCAATTGTCCCTGGGTAGGTCGTAGACATGTTACGCTCCTAAGAATGTAATATCCCAAGTAACTACCAAGGTGTCGTTTGCTCCTTTATTCACTGTTGGACTAATTGTTCCATGAGCTACACAAAAAGTAGTAGTTCCATTAGGGATTCCATTTCCATCTGCAGAAGGGTCTAAGTCGGTTAAAATAACCCGAGTAATTCCATCTTGAGTTGCGTATCCGGCTGAAAACGTACCAACATATTGCAAATTGCCTGGAGTTCCAGCGTTAGTAATGGCGGAAACTCCACCAGCAGTTCCAGTAGCACTTCCGTTGCCTGAAAATGGACCAGAAACCCAAGTATCTGCCTTATCTACGTTTGCGGTACCAGTTCCCAGTGCCATTAAGTCAACAGCACCAGCACCAGCGTCAGAGAGTTGATCGACAAAATAACGGTCTCCTTGAGTGGTAACGATATTACAACCAATTCCCTCTTGTTTAACTTCACCAAAGGAATCTAGTAACTTATATCTAACGATTCCACTTAATCCAGTTCTATCTTTCATATTTCCTTTCTATTGATAAATCACGAGCATGTCCGTTGTTCCACCAGTTTCAGCGACAATTCCATTACGCATTCTTGCTCCTATGTCCAAAGAAGTTGGCTGAGTTCCACAAGTGTTATCAACCGAACCTAGTTTTGACGTCGCAGAGGTTCCACTTGCATGGTCATAAAATGTGACTGTTCCCGTCTTATTTTGGCCTATTACAACGCCATAGAGCGTGGTTTCTGAGGCCTTAACTACAGTTGTTCCTGCCGCAGTGCCACTTATTCTTTGCCACTGAGCACCATTTGGTAATTGCATAAAAATCCTCCTAACAAAAAAGCACCCGTACTTGGTACGAGTGCTCTGTTACACTTTGGGCTAAAAAAGCTGGTTCTAGTTTAACCTTTCTGCTTTGACGTGTCAATCGAGATTTCACTTTCAAGTAACTGTAAATAGGGAATCCACTTCTCCTTAAACACCTTATCAAGATCAAACTCTTGTTGCATAAACTTGCGAGCGGCTTTACCCATTTTCTTTCTATCAGCTAGGTACACTTTCTCCATGCAGTCATAGATTGAATCCGTGGATGGATGACCAATATATGCCCCGAGTGGCGTCCATCTCTTGTGTTCAACCGTAGTTAAGAAGCCAGTTTTCCCCTCTTTAATCAGGTCAGGCATGGAAGTGAAGTTATTGGTAATTACCGGAACTCCACAAGATTGTGCCTCAATAAGTGGAACACCAAAACCCTCGTTTGAGGAAGGAGCAAGAAGACAATCGAAAGCGTTATATATCCTGGGCATATCTGAATGAGAAATGCCATAGAGTTGTTCATAAGGTTGTACATGGTAAATATCTCCAGAAATACCAAGGTACTTGGCGTATTCTTTAATGTTGAATCCTCCACCTTGTTCAAGAAGGGTGTGGAAATAAATACCAGACTTAGGATGGTTCTGCTTAAACTTAACAAATGCGTCCATTACCCGCTGGAACTCTTTTCGTGGAGGATTATCTTTATTAGCAGATACCATACCAAAGAGAAAGATATCATCTGGTATACCAATCTTTTTTCTTATCTCTTTTTTGTCCATTGGCTTAAAGAGCTTAGTGTCTACTGTATGAGGAATATAGGTAGAGTGCATTCCTTTTCTATGAAGTTCTCTGGTCCCAAACGGAGAGTAAGTAACTACTCGGTAGGCTAGTTTCAGTCTCTGGAAAATAGCTTCTGGTACTGGCTCATGATCTATTGGAACAATAGGAATCCAACGAGGAATAAGTCTAAGCATATTTGGATCAACTACCCAAATGTCCTGTAAAGTGAAGACTACATCGGATTGAAATGCCTTGGCGTGTTCCACCATAGCGTCGGAACCCCATTTATCCCCTATTTTGGGGAAACAACGAATGCCATTAACGTCAATAATGCCACCCTCAAGGCCGTAGAAGCCTGAAATTGCCGTGGGATAGCCAGCTTCTACCATCTTTGGGAGTAGGTCGGCCATCTGTTGACCATAACCACTCGCAGACCAAGGAGCGTTTGAAGAAAAGAGAACACGGATCATGCTACCAACCCATCTATGTATTTAATAACTTCTTCATTGAAATAAAGTCTGTAAGTATCCCCTATCTTCTTTTCATTTCCACCACCAGCTAGATGTAAGACCTTAATCTCCTTGTCTTGCTCGGGGTAGTTGTCATCAGCTTTAGGAAGAATAAGTTTCCCGTCTCTTAAAACAACTTTGTTGTACTCACCTTTAGCGATCAGTCCATGCCAAGCGTGGTAGTTGTTGATTAAATCAGGAAAGTCTAAACACTCCACGTGGTAGTTTCCATAGTGAACCAGAATATTAAGTAAATCCTGTTCTCGGTACTGCATGTTTCTGAAATGGTATGAGTTACAAAGATTCCACCAGTGCTTAATGAACTTGACGCTTCTCATGGCTACAAGGCCACAATTCATATATTCAGTTGGAGGAACATCAAGAATTGAAACGGGACCATAAATAGGGGGATCTACTCGGTTGAAGTTCATTACAACTGCGGCGTCATACTCTTGCTCAAAAATGTAGTCTAAACTACCAGTAATGATCTGGTCTGCGTCTAGACCTAAAACGACTTCATGGTCTTTGATGAGTTCACGGGCAAACATAGGCTTTTGCCGGTAGTAGTTCTCGTTATCTTTAATGTCTTTATCTGTATAGATTTTTAGCTCAATATCTGGGTGGAACTTGTGAAATGAGTTCTGCAGTTTGAGAGCATGTGGATAGTTCTTTCTGTCTGCTACGGTAAAAGCAATCATTTAATCCTTTCTGCTATAAATAGGCTGGCAATCGTCTTGTTCGCCCACTTAAAAGTAAATCCTCTATCTGTAAAGTAACTCCTGAATTGGTTTGGATTTACACCTGTCCAAGTGTGGTATTCTCCCATGATTACGTCAATCTTATCCTTTACCTTATCGAAGCTATCAGAGCCGAAAATAGCCGCTTCTGCGCCTTCTACGTCAATTTTCATGAAATCCACGTGTTCGATATTGTTCTCATGGAAGAAAGCGTCTAAGGTTATTGTTTCTACCTGTTCAACCTCACCAGTGTCGTCCACCTCTTTTTGAAGGGAAAACATTGTGTCGTTGGTACTGTGGTAGAAGTTAAACGTGCCGATTTTGTCAGAGATTGCTTTTTGAATAGGAGCAACGTTGTGCATTTCGTTGGACACTAACATGGTTACAAGATTTTGATAATGTTGTACAGATGGCTCTAAGGCATAGATAATCTTAGCCTTATCATAAGAGAAGTAACTAAAAAGACCTATGTTAGCGCCAATATCTAATATTGTTAGGTTTTCACCTTTAAGGTAGGGATCATAGACTCTATCGAGATACATTTCTTTGAGGATCTCTGGGATATGAGAGTTCTCAAAATCTGTAAAAAAGAAGGCTTGGGTCATGTTTCTCCCTACTAAAAAGGAGCGATCTCCCCTATTGCTAGGTTTGACCGCTCCTTATTTTGGATTACGATTCCGAAATTATAGCATAACTAAAGGTTAGCCATAATAGCCAGACTGTCACCGGGAGACAGATAAGTAGGCTTGTACCATACTTGATAGCTCATGGTTCCAGCGAGGGTTTCGGTTCCTCGGAAGGTGTGATTAGCCGTACCAACGTATGCACCAATTGTTCCACCATTAAGAGCAACAGCCAATCCATCTTGAGTCCAAGTAATGGATTTAACATCAGCTGTTCCACCAATCTTCGCCGGAAGACCGAATAAAGCGGCAGTTCCAGCAATAGCTACACCGAGACTCACCGTACCAGTTCCACTTACACCAGTTCCCATAGCTACAGAAGCGGCAGACACTTGGGCGAACGGGATAATACCGTGAGCAGTACCGGCTGTTTGAGTTCCTTGAGCTAAACCGAATGATTCGCTTCGAGTAACACCAAATTGGTCTTTACCAGTAACGGTCATAGTTCCACTCACTGAGGCTGATCCACTGAAGACTGCGGCTACAGTACGTGGGTAGTCTAACCTTGTGTTTCCAAGTCCCACCGTAACAGCTTGACTCACTGTTCCAGCAGTTGCACTACCTAAGAAGGTAGCACTAATAGCTGGGTTTACAACGGTATAGACCTCATAGCGGTCTATTTCATCAGGCGTAACTTTGTTTCCACTTTGAGCCTGGAAGTCAATATAATGTCTTTTTAGAGGCATATAGTCCTTTCAATTTATTTTTATCTGTCGGAGTTTTTCAGCTCTTTCTTGTAGGTCTCTCACTCTCGCTTCACCCCAGAGTCGCTTCATGGTTTCCCACCCTGCGTACTGTGTTATGTCCATGTCTTTGTTGTTTTGTAACATGGACCGGATGTAACTCATCATCAGATCGGATCTTTCCGCTAACCCTTCGTCTATTAGTTTCTGTTTTCTGGCATGGTTTGCCTCCGTGTCTCTAATAGTCTTTTCAATGATGGCTTTATTACGAGCCTCACTGAATCCAGGGTCACCAAGTAGACCGAATCTGTCTACATCAGCTTTTGATAACTTCGACATAGTGGGAGGTAGGAGAGTTGCACTCCCAAGGGGCTACTCCTCCCAGGCTTGGTGGTAAGGTATCGGCTAAGTTTATTTATTGGCTTAGCTTTTCCTTTCAGGGTGCCACCAAAACACCGCACTAATCCGTTTTCCGTGTCAAACGACCGTTGGCTCCAGGAGCACGACAGAGGAGGTTTGTAAACCAAACCATAGTAGCCTGGTAAGTGATTGCATCTCGACGTCGAATCATGGGTTTACCATCAGGGCCTTCCAGCCATGACATTGGTGAAACCTCACAAGTAGTCCAAGAGTCTAAGTTGATAATTTCAACTTCTCCATCTGGAACCTCGAAGTCCAAGAACACACCTACTTTTCCTTGACCAATTTGGAACTCAAGTCCAGACCATCCACCCAAGAGAGTGGTTTCATTGACCGTTCTACGTAGAGCGGTGAGAATATCACCGTACTTTTTGTAGAGAGACTTGTTAACGAAGATAGCGTAACGATCTCCACTCTGAGCGAACTCAGTAGCTGAGATGTATCTATTCTCCATTTCCGAAAGAGTCAAAGCTTCACTAGCTGTCCCCAGTTGTGGTGTCCATCCATGAGTAGATCGAGCAACAGAAGCGTACGTAGAAGTACCAGTTGTACTTGACAGAGCGGAACGAAGACCCTGAATTTCAGAAGTCCCTGCACCACCACCATCACCATCAACTTTGTACACAGTGTCATTAGCCACAATTGCTGGAGCACCAGTTACTACGAGAGTGTTTCCACTAATCGAAGTAATCGTACCCAGATCAGCACCGGCAGTGCCGATACCAATAGCCATACCCACGTGTAGATACTTAACTGGACTAATGTCACCATTTACGGTGCCATACCAGTCAATACTTCGACCATCATCCAGGTTTGAATCTGGAACTGCGACAGTTAAAGTACCTGCGCCTACACTGGAAGCTACTTGAGCTAACACACCAACTCCGTCACTGTAATATTGTCGGTTTACGTCCTTGGAAAAATCGTCGAGAAGCGTTCGAGCCTGAAAGGTCAGTTGGTTTTCCACTGCACCCTTGCGGTTTTTGGTTGCATCTAGGGTCAACTTCGAGATATCGAATGTACCCGTTAAGATTTTTACACCAACACTTGCTTGTCCGATTGAAGAACTCCCACTACGAAGAGTAGAACCATCATTAGCTAAGTTCACAATTCCCGAATGTCGAGAAGTACGAACGGGAGCGTGGAAGTTGTCGTTGAAGAATTCAACGTCAGAATGCTTCTTAATCTGGTCAAGCAGAGGCGTCATCTTGTTAAAGTTATCCTGAATAAACGGTTGGATAACCTTTTCAAGTGCGTTTGAAACGTTGGTAAGTAAGATTGCCATATTTATTTTCCTCCTTTCCGAATGGCTATTTTTCTAGCTTTTGCTATTCCTGACTCATAATCTCGCCGATAAGCGAGTGGAGATTTTCACGATTGGGAGTCACAGTTTTGGGCTGTTTGCTCAAACTTGTTTCCTCCTGCGTTACAATCCCCTTCTTTTCTTTTTGTAGCTTTGCGACTCTCCAAGACGTCATTTCATCCATGTGTAGAGCCTCATAAGCCTTGTTTGGATCTTTGAATCCTGGGTTTTCTGCCATGAACTCTAAAACTTCTTTGGCTTCAAACTTTGGCCTTCCATCTGATCCATCAATGGTTTCCTCCAAACTTTGGCAGGACTCGAGGAGTCTTTCTCCTTGTCTTCGGTTCTCGTAGTAAGAGTCGAGATCATCCTTCAAGACGATTCCTAGCTTCCTAGCAGCGTCTCTTGCTTGTTCTAAACTGTCTTCTACCCCTTCTGCGTCTCCTGTTTGTTTTGCTGTATTAAATTCATCAAGTTTCTCTTGTAGTTCGCCTATTCTTTGGGATTTCTTGCCAAACTCTGAAACGAATTTGTCAAACCCTCCGTGGTGTTCTCCCACTTCTTTGGCCTTACTACCGAGTCCTACAAGCTCGCTTAGTTCTTCTTGCGTAAACTCTTGATCTCCAACTTTTAGTTTTTCAACCTGAGTTTCTTGTTCGACTTCCTTGGTCGCTTCTTCTACTTCTTGAGTTTCCTCAACTTCTCCAAGAGCCTCGCTCATGCTATTTAGACTTGTGTCATCAGTTTTTACTGACATTTCTACCTTTCCAGTCGGTACTTTTTAGTCCGTACTTACAAAAAAACCACCCTCTTTGGGGTGGTATTACAAAAAGAGCCACCCCTTCGGGTAGCTCTATCACTACACTTTGCCTTTTTTGGCTGGTTCTATCTTAACTTTTCACAAACTTAAAGTCAATGAGCTTTAGATTTACGCTTTTTTGCCATATCAAGAGCTATAGCAACGGCTTGTTTAGAGGGCATTCCTTCTTTCATCATCATCTTCATTTTTGTCTTCATCTTTTTATCCTTGTACATCTGCATTTTGTCCTCCAGTTTCTTTTAGTGTCTCGAGCAGACCTACTTTAGTAGCGTCCACCGCCCTTTGGTCGCCCTCTGGTCCAACCAACCCCACATCTTTTAAGACTTCAAGCACTGCAATCTTTACTTGGTCTAGGTTTTGTTGTGTCATTTCTACCTGCCCACTTTCCACCGCCTCCATGAACTCGGCAGTAGAACCAAACTGGAAGATCTCAAGGAATCTTTGTAGCAGTACCTGTACTTGAGCAGGATTGACCATACCAGCGTTTGCCAGCTCAAGCATGTAGTTAGCAATCTGTTGCATGGTTTCTTTCTTACCCTGGACCGTGTAACCAAGTCCTGATTCAATCTCAATGCGTACCTTAGTGCCTTTTTTAAGCACTACCGCACCATCAGGAACATCCATCAATGCTTCTTTGTACTTCTCCACACCTGATTCACCAATAACGTCAAAATACACTGCTTCATCGCCTTCTTCATGCACAACCTCTTTTGGTGAGGTAATGTTATCTGCTCCGAGCTCAAGTAGTCTTTCAGTGATACGTTTTACTGTCTTTTTGAATGACTTGGTAGGGATAATTAGGTTGGCGTATTCTGAGGCTTTTACTGACTCAATAGCCACACCAGATTTCACTCCTTCTGGGAGTTTGTTCATGGTGGAAACAGACGCGCCTTGTTCCTCAATGTGTGCCTCAAGTAAATCAATAAACTTAAACATAAAAGCGGGAACGCTAGAGAGTTGCATTTGTTGTAGTGGCATTCCCTCGTACTCAAGAACTTGTCCGCCAGGGATGTTAGAGATCTTAAAGTTCTCACCTTTGCGTTTCTGATAGATACCCGTAACCATTGTATTGGCGTATCCCTCAATGCGACTCATGGCGATATCAAGTGATTTGTTGGCAGGGATGAATCTCTCAATGAGTGGAACTTGGTAGATGAGTCCTGGTTCAAACCTAAAGTCTACCAAGGGATACTCAAGCATATCTACATACTCGTCCATGAGCCATCCGTTAGAGGTACTAAAGACATGGCGCATGATAATATCGCCTCGACTCTTGCCCTCCATCGCTCCGTTGTCTGCTCCAAGACTTTTGGCCTGCTCCCAGTTATCACTGGTTAGGTATTCTTTCTGGAAAGTTTCCTTTTGAATCAGTGTTTTTTGTGCTTCAACCTCACCACCTGAACCGAATCTGGAAGTCATATAGGCTTCTTTTACCTCAGAGGAAGCATAACGGTTATCTGGACTAATCCTCATTCTCTGAGCTTCATCAAACATTTCATTGCTCTTGATCTTGTCGATAAGAACTGGAGTGGTTTTAGAAATCATGGGTGAATCATAGATACTGGTAAGCGTTCCATCTAGGTAGATATCAAATGCGTCCCAGACCTTGCTCTTGGATTCACCAGATTTAGCGTCATTCCAGAGTTGGAGGTATGAGATACCATGCTTAGCCGCAAGAATCATCATAAAGACAAGTTTTTCGTCCATGTCGTGGTCATCCCACTCATTCTCAACCCACCACGCCTTTTTCTTTGCTTCGTCCTTAGCTCTCTTTAATGCCTCTTTAAGCTGTGGATTCTCCATCAAACCTTCTGGAGTCTCGATTGGAGGATATAACGATGGATTGATTCTCTCAGGGTAAATAACGGGGTGCGGCTCTAACTGAAGTAGTAGTGAAGCTACACCACGAATTTGCCGAGAAGCCTTTGGAATAGACCTCTTAGGAGATGATTGATAGCTTTTAGTGCTTGTATCAACTATTTTTCCAGTCTTGGGGGAAAGATAACGGAAGTGAAAACCATCGTCAAAGAAGTTATTGTCATACCATCTTCGTTCAAACGGCATTCTTTGGGTAGCAAAACGTTGAATAGCGTTGTCTACTTCACTCGCTATTTGATCTGTTGGGATAAATTGGGTTACTGCTTGTTTTTTAGCCACGTTGCCTCTGCTTGTCAATCATTTTCTTGAATTGGTCATCATCTAAATCTGAAAGGGGAATAAGTTCCTCCTCTTCTTTGACCTTTTTGCTTGGTTTTTCAGCAAGTTCTGCACTTGTGAAATCTGCTAGGTCTTTAGAAAGAAGGGCTTTAACCAGACGCTTCTCTTGAGAGTGGAACTGTTTAAGTGTCCACGCATTGGTAGCCAGGAGGGCAAGAATGGTTAGACCAAGGATAAGTTCGCTCATTGGATGACATTCCTCATTTTTAAGTATTTAGAAAACGGGTTGGGAATCTTAAAGTGGGTGATCCGATAGAACACAGTGTCTGGTTGCTCTAGGATCTTGTAATTTCGGTGAATTATCTTGACGTTAACGGGAGTACCCTGATGTTCAAATGTGATCTGTTTCTCGCCATACACGGTGTCAGGTGGCAAGAACATTCTGAGAGTGCTTCTTGCATACTCAGTGTAGTGTTGCTTTCTAACACCTATTTCAATAGGAACATTGACCTCTTGATCGAGGTTATCAACTATTGCTTTAGCAGTATCTCCTAAAAGAACAAAAGGAACCATGGCACGACCAAAAACGTCTTCAACAAAATATAATGCAGGCTCAGTTGAGGGGAAGTTAGAACTCTTCGCCGGTATCTTCTGAGTAGATGAACTCGTAGTCACTGTTTCCCTTTCTTGTCAGTCGTTGATACTCTTCTCGTATCAGGGAAACAGGCTCGGATTCAACTTGTACCGGTAGAGGTATAAGTGAGCTTACCGCTAAAGCGTGGGCTATAACGATGTCATCATGGAAACCGGGTGGGGCTTCGTAGATGATCCTACCACTGTTTGTTATATCATACGTAAAAGAGTTAAATTCTGCAATAGTTTCCTCTAGATTAAGTATTTTTATAGTTTTCTGTTCAATGTAGATCGAAAGTTTCTCGATGATCTCTTTCTTACTTGAGTTAGTAAGTTTGAATGGTTCGATGGATATATTCTCTCGAGCAAGATCATCCGCAATTGGATCGCCAATACCCGTAGCGTCAATAACAACCAGGGCATTATTAAAGTGTTGAGCTATCGTTGCTATTTTCTTCTTCTGGAAAGGCCACTCTAAAGTCTTAAACCTATCCTGGTACACCTGTGCATTTGTAGCCCTGTCATACACTGCAATTACCGTCCAGTCCTGCACCTTGGCCAGATCTACTCCCATAACATATACATGACCCGATCTAGGCTTCTGGGGAGTTGCAGTAGCTACAGCTCGGACATCTCTAAATACCACACCAGTGTCTTCAAGAAATTGGGCATAGATTTCCTGTTGAACAACTCGTTCCGGCATGTCTTTGATTTCCTCACGGATCTCATCTACAGGAAGATATGGGTTATCGAAAGTAGTGAAGTGGAATGCTTGGTAGTTACCCTGTCCAGTATCTAATCCACGGTTGTATAGCTCAAAAAAGAGACCCTTGCCTTTAGGTGTCCCACCAATAAGAGCAGGAGAGTTGTAATCCCAAAGCATAGGTCGGATAGCATTGTGCCAAAGATACTCATTCTTCAATATAATTCCAGCTTCGTTGAGGAACACGTCATCATACCCAAATCCCTCAATGTTTTCTGGTTTATCTGCACTACGAAAGTCAATGTAAGAATTAAGGATATACAGGGTCTTGGCCTGTTTCTTCCACTCCCAATGTCCCTCTGGTAGTAGTCTCAGGTGTGGAATGAAGTAGCGCTCCACATATCTATCAATGTTGGAATTAACTGTGTCTACCCATAGACCCTTTGAGTAAGTTTTCTTCAGTGCTCCATAGATAAAGTTGTTAGCTTTTCCTCTGGTGAGACCAAACCTTCGACCTTTGCAGGCAATCTTAAACCTGGCCGGAGAATCAAATATGCTTTGTTGAGCTGGGAAGTTCTTAATGGGTAGGTTAATCTTCATTTCCTTTTAAGTCCGACAATAAAAGAGTTCGACCACTCACCTATTGGCTCCCACATCTCTCCATCTTTTCCTAGGACTTCCTCTCTGTACCACTCACCAACCGGAGCAATGTTTTGGGTGTCGTGAATGAATAAATAGCCACCACGCACAATCTTGTCTTTAACAGCGGCATATCCTTGCTTCATGGAGAAGGGAATGTCCATATCTAGGAAGGCATAGTGGAGTTCTGGAATGTCTTTACAACTCTCAGGATGGACTTCTCCCTTAACTAAAATGACGTTATCTAACTCGAGTTTATCTAGCTCTGTTCTCTGGTAGTCATAGGCCATTTTCTCTCTGCCATACTCTGGGAGGTTATACCAATGGTCCATACAAATTGCTTCAAAGGAATTAACATCATCTGCAAGGTGCTTAGGGTGGGTGTCATCAAAGACATCAAATCCATAAACAAGCCCACGACCCTTCCACAATTTACCCAAGTACTCTAGCTCTCCACCATAAGCTGAGCCTAAAATGGCACCGTACAGAGTCCCATGGAAGTCTTTCATGATTCTTTGGTGGAACTCTTGGCAGACTTTATCTGCCCCGTTGACCTCATTAAGCCAAATCATAATTATCTCCTTAGACTAAGAAACGCTGGTGAATCATTAAAAACAAACTCACTCACATATTCCTGTGTTATTTCTTCCTTCTCTTGTGGGTAATACTGTTTGATATTGGTAAGGGTGGAGAGGATAAGTGGGGTGTCATCTGCCCAGTGGCTAATACCGTCATGGGCGTAGTCTTTATCTCTGCCCGCTCCCACTAGCTTTACTGGTAGATTCTCGTGGTTAATGTAGGTACGAAGGGTTTCAAATGGTCGATAGATGAGAAAAGGTGTGATTGAATAAACTACTGGGATATTCCCTGAATAGGCCATGCCCACCGCAATGTCTAGCATGGCTTGTTCTGAGGCACCACAGTTAGTAAATTGATCTGGAAATTCTTCTCGTAGCTGATCGAACATCCCGTAACCAAGATCTCCAACAAGAAGGTGAATATTCCCATGAGTTTTCATTAACTCAAGGAGTTCATAAGCGAAGTAGCCACGCATTGAATTATGCTTCATAAATACTCGAGAGTTGTTTATAGTCTTCTTCACTCATCACTTTGTAGTGAGCTTCCAGACCAGGGTATAAATATGGGTTAGTGGTGTAATAGATATCTACTGTTGGGAAAAATGCTTTGATCCTCAAAAATAGTTCGTATTGATCTACAGGGTCATACGCTCCAAATCCATTAGCATTCAAGTACACCTTGAGATTGGTTAGTTTCTGGTCCCTGGCTATCCGCAGTGACTCCCAGATTGACCCTTCTGCACACTCACCATCAGAAATCAGGCAGTAAACATTTCTGCTTCTGTCTGAAAGTGCCATGCCTACTGCAATTCCAAGCCCGTGTCCTAGGCTTCCAGAACTGGCATAAATGCCGTCTTTCAAGTCTCTATTGGGGTGAACACCGTGTTTATCAAAAAGGTACTCTGCCATACCAGGAACCTTGAAATAGTCCTCAAGAACAACGTACAGAGCGAGTGCCGCATGACCAGAGGAGAGGACAAATGGTTCGTCTGGTTTTCTGATCTTGTAAATATCACGAATAATGTTGACTGCAGTTAGACAACTCCCAATATGTGAGAGTTTCTTCTCGTAGCTAATATCTAATATTCTCTGCTCAAGAGAGTTCATAAGTTTCCTTGAGTCCTTCAAACAGGGAATATTGGGGGTCAATAATGCTCTCTTTACACTCCCAGGATGTGGAGTCGTAAGAACGGAGTGAATCAACTACTTTGTAGTTAGCTCTCTCCTTGCCGAGGGCGTCAACAAACCCACCTTGGTTATACTTTTCTCTTCCAGAGGCAATAAGTTCAAGGTTCTCTACAACATCAAGATTTGAGTACGATATTCCAGTACCAACCTCCACTGTTTCGCCTTTTAGGTACTCTGCCCTACGAACAACGGACAGGATTCCTTCAATGAAATCTTTAATGTAAATCCAGTCATGCCTTGCGTTTGGCGCGAGAGTAAACTCTTCACCAATTTTAATTGATCGGATCACGGTAGGAATGAATCTATGACTTGCTTCTCCTGGTCCATACACTGAGTATGGCCTCACCGAAACAATTGGCTTGTCGTACTCTTGAGAGAATGCCCTACAAATCTCCTCAGCTCCTCGTTTTGTGGCACTGTAGAAGGTCTGCCTATCTAAGTTTACAGATGAGGTAGAGGTGTTAATGAGACACCTGTAGTTAATGTCTTTGCTTGCTTCAAGCAGGGTAATTGTGGCTGAAATATTAGCTTCAGCGGCCATGTATAAGTTGTTTTGGGTGGAGTGGTTGCCATATGCGGCGAGGTGAACGATTACGTCTGGTTGCTCTAGTTCAAGGTATTCTTTAAGCTTGAAATAGTTGTAGAGATAGTCTCTGGGGATTCCACGGACCTCATGGTTGTTTTCCAGTAGGTACATATATAGCTTGGTACCAATGAATCCTGAAGCTCCTGTTATAACGTATTTCATGCTTCCTTCTTATAAACAATGTTTCCGCAGTTTCCGCAGATGATAACTACATTGCTTCCACCAATAATGGTGTGATCTATATGGTTATCCCCACCTTTTCTGATCCTCTGGATTGAGATAAGACCAGTTGAAAGAACCTCTGCTAGGTTTTGTTTAATCCCTTTCTGCTCACAGTCCGGACAGCGGATGAGTTGTTTATTCACCTTCGTCGTTTGGTTTGTCATCCACGATCCTTATAGTGATGTCTTCTTTGAGGTCTCCTGATAACTCACTGCGTGTTGAAAACTTGTCTTTGGCTCTACGCTCCAGCCACCACTTGGCTGTATCTGAATCTCGTCTGGTAGTAATCTGTCTAGAAACAACGGCTCTGGCTATTTCAGTAACGTATTCCTGGGCAAGGTCCATTCTGTCTAGGAATGTAGGGTCTCTCTTGAGAGTTGCGTAATACGTGCTTACAGGAATGCTACAGGCTTCGCAAGCCTCATAAATGTGCGCTCCATCGCGAAAAGCTGACTCCAAGCACTGCGTTGCTTTTTCGTCAATTGATGGTGGTCTTCCTGCTTTTGCCATAAAAAAACGGCCTCCCCTTGCGAGGAAGCCGCCCTGTGTTATTAGGTTACGGTTACTTGTTTTCAGGATAGAGTGTAACGTTACCAACTACACTCGTTCCTTTAACATCTATCTGGAGTTTAACTCCATCTGCTTGGAAGAGAAGGATTCGATTCTTATTGATCCAGGACAGTACTGCGTTGATTCTGTCCTCAGACTGCCAAATGTTCTCAGCCCTCTCTGCCATAAGTGTTATTCTACCATTCTTTTTGTCTATATTTCCCAGTCATTTACCCTAAACCCGCATTTACAATGTTTGCCGTGATAGTCTGAATACCACTCATTCTTCCCTTTCCAAGACTTCGACACAAGCAGACCAGAGAGCGTCGGCTATTTTTAGGTAGTCCTCGCCAGCCTTGGTTTCTCCCTTGCTGTTTGGCCACCATTTTCCATTTATAAATGTCCACATGTCAGGATTTCTGTCATAATTCATGGAGAAGTTTTTGCCTTTAGATACAAGAAACTCAATCATCTCTCCGATTGATAATAAAACTACATCCAAGTATTTCTCCAAACTATCAATGCCTGAATATGGGCCAATACCGACGTGGACATGAAGCCTCTCTTTTCCCTTCTCTGAGAGTTCATTTAATTGGTCGATTGTAATATGTTGTTTCATACGTTGAAACCTCTTTTCCTAGCTTCATAAATGCTTGCACAATTGGCATAATCAAGCTTCCTGGACAAGACAGCTATTTCTTCCACAGATAAGAATGGATTCTTTAACTTTGAGGTAATTTTCTCAATAACCTGCTTTTGTTGAATTGCGCTGTTTACTACTGCAATATCTTCTTGTGTCATTTCTCCCTCCTCATCTCGTTTATTGCCTCGACCAAGACTCTTTCGGCTTCTTCTGGTTGGTTGGAAAGAAGAAGGTCGAGGAGCCGGTGAGAGTGGTATTCATAGGCAAGTATTGGAGTCGGGTCAACGTCACAGCCACAACTGCAACAATATATGTCGTCTTCAGAGTCTTTATACACCCCTTGAACAACATCTTTTATCTTTTTTATTACAAACGATTCTCCACAATCATCACAGACCTCCATGCTTGTAAACACCTTCTTCATCGCTTCTGAGGAGGCAAGTAAGAGGGGGAGAGAGTAGGCGGGGCAGACTTTCTTTAGCAACATTTGTTCATGTTCTTTAATGACAGAGAACTGGTCTAGGCTCTTGTCTTGAGTGTGGTTTCCATTTTTCCACCACATCCCCGTCTCACACCCTATACCGAGCTTTTGGAGGAGCTGGCAGGTTTCTACGGATAAGTAGGTCATATCTCCATTTCCCCGTCCAGATGTTGGGATAAATCTGCTCCCTTATAAACGATACCTCCGAGAATAAGACAGTTCTCTCCAGAGTTCATACACTTCTCCATTTTCTCCATATCCTTAAAAAACTCTTCGAGTGTCTGAGTTTGTTCACCAGACTTCAAAAATAGTTTTGAGTAGAAAGACATGTTGTCAATAAATGCATACTCCCCTGGATTGTCATTGAGATAGTTGATAAGCCTCAAAAGAAATTTTCTAAGTGCATAATTCATATTTCCTCTCTTTCTTCTTTTTTGATCATATCGAGCTTCTCCTCGCTTTGGTTGGTAAGGGCTTCAAAAACATCGTTTGCCAAGTGCTGTCTAATAAGAAGTTGTTGCTCTTCTGGTAAATAGTGTATATATGTCATCAGAAGTTGGTTGTTCTCATAAATCATTTTCATTACTTTTCGTATTTCTGTGGCTATTCGTCGGTTTTCTTCTTTACGCCCTTCCTCAACTCCTTGGGAGTGGGCAAGCTCCTTTTCTTTATCAAGAAGAGCCATAAACTTTTCTTGCTTCATATCTTTTAGACGGTAATATCCGTTTTTTGCTTGATAGAAAAACTCTTCTGGTAATTTACTCATGTTGCTCCTTACTAAAGTCACATTTGTTTTCTCTTTGATGTTCGAAGACCTGTTGACCAATCATCCACGGTTTTTTGAAATCATAAAAAACGTGGCCAGAGTCAGTGCTAATAACCCAAGCCTCTGTTGTTCTAAAGGAAGCTGGTTGGAAGTCTACCCTAACGACAGTCCCGTGGTTTATTTCTATCGTTTCTACGTGACAAAACTTTCTATCCACGATAAACATTCCAATCGCAAAGAGAACGAGTAAGGAAAAACAAATTTCAAGAGTAAAGTCTTCTCCCCTACTCACACTTCCTCCTGTCCGGTGGTTTTTGGGGAATGACCCTCTACGGGCGGATTTTCTTGTTCAAATTTTTCCAGTAGTTTTAGAGTCATTGGGTGTGGGGTTCTTTCTCCAGACTCCCAACGCTGAACGCTCCTGACATTGACCCCAAGCTCCTCAGCCAGCTCTCGCTGACTGAGTTTGTGCTTGAGGCGGTATTGTTTGATGAGGTTCACTTAGCCAATCTTCCGTTTTTCTCAAACTCCTCTTTTGCCTGAGAAAAAGATATTCCAAGTAACAAGCAGCAAAGTCGCGCCTTTTCTTCAAGAGAACACTGAATTAGAGCCAATGGAGCGTTTTCATCAATGGTTGCTGGATTTTCCCAGAACATGTCTTGGAGAAATACCTCATCAAGTGCTTTTAAAACATCGTTGGTTGCAACTTTTCGTGTAATCATATTTCTCCTTATTTAGCTACCACTTTCCCTTTATACAATTTGTGATACTGGTCTTTGTACGACAGGCTGGCTTTTAGGTCATTTAGCGCAACATTCTTTTTATCAATATCGTTGAGAAGCCACCCCATCGCATCGTTTTTGGCGTCTTCCTCGTTCTCAGCTTCGACAACATACCATTTTTGTAGGTAGGCTCTCACTTTATACTTTTGCATATTCCCCTCCTTAGGGTCGGCCAGTAGGCCGTTGCTTTGTTGTTATACCCCGAGTATACACGACCAATGGCCGTATGTCAAGCAATTGGTTCACCTCCTTGTTTGGGTTGCTGGAGAGGGATTCAATTTTCTTTAAGGCACTGTCTCTATCTGGTTTGATCCCTACCGCTTCAAGAGAGTCAACTATCAGGTTCAAGGTTCTCTTTCGCTCATCTTCCCTAATTCTCTGATCATGCTCGTTTGCTTTTTGGTTAAGCCATGAGTTTCGTTCTTCCTCCACTGCCTTTTGAATCTCTCCGGCTTCTGTAGCTTCAATTTCAGCAATCATTTTTCTTAGCTCTTTTCCTTTTTCTGGATAATGTTCAAACTCCGAATCGGCAAATCGATAGAGCTTTCTAAACTTCTGATAAGGCGGTTTGTTGAGTCTATTCGAGCGTTCATCGCGAACTTTTTTGATTCGCTGTTCTTCTGGCAACTCATTATTAGGTTGTGTGTTTTGGTTTGTGGTCATTTATCGCTCCTTTCTCTAGGAGGTCTGGGTTCTCCCAACGATTACCAACTACTTCCCATCTGTTAGCCTCTGGTATCGTGAGATGTTTAATATTGCCTGCGTAATAGCATGCTCTTTTTTCATTCCAGACTACCTCGACGATTGCGCCATCGCCGTTCCACTGAATGAGGTCACTATCATAGATATCCACTCCTTTAGAATCTTGTAGTCCGGTGAATTGCATGAGTTCAACATATTTTCTATCTCTTTCAAAGTCACCGTCATTTTGTCCGGTTTTAAGAGCTCCAAAGTCCTCATCACTAATGACTTCTTGAATTTCTCCGGTGGTTGAATTAAAAGTTATTGATTTCACTCTAAACATTTGGTTTGTAATTTTGTCCCAAGCTCGAAACTTAATTGTCCTCATGTTCCTCCTTCCCACTGAGAGCCTTCTTTGCTTTACAGCTATCGCAAAATTCTTCTGTCTCCCACATTGGGTTTCCACACTTGTAAGGAACAACGTCCGGCTCTTGTTCTTGATGACTCATGTATTCTTCATGGGCTCTCTGTTCTTCTGAAAATGAACCGAAGTCTCCGTAGTAACCATCTCTGCTCATCTCTTCCCCTTCCAAGCCTTACAGCGGCTCATGTTTTTTAATTTAGGAAGAAGCTTGCGAGGGCTATCAGTGCGAGACTTCTCAAAATCAATGTGGTCATGGCAAATCCTTAACATCATGTTTTCGGCTACCGTACATCCGCAGGGGTAGGTGGTGACCTCAACCATTTCTTCTATCTCCGGTGTGTCTAGGTAGATTTGAGTGGGGGTCATATTTTGCTTTCTTCCAGCTCGACTGGTGGGGTTAGTTCCTTCATCAGCTTAATAACATCATAATAATCGCTGATATTCTCTTGGTAGCACTTAATAATTAGCTCCATAGGCTTACAGGTAACTTTTTCAAGTTGTGTGAAATCTTTTCTTCTAATCCCAAATTGGAATGGTTGGTAATTATTGCCCAGGTGGATAATTGTTTGTATTTCCTCGTCACCAAAGCGAACAACTTCGTCATAGCTCATCTTTCCAATATCATCGACCCAATAATCTCTACTCACACCTGGAGCTAAGAAAATTGCTTCCCAAGAGTCTTTCCCCCGTGATGCTCCAAATCCCTCAACATATCTCTGTCCAATTAGGTAGTTGCCGTTTTCGTCAATAAACTTTTGCAAAACATCTTTTCTCATATCCATTCTCTTTCTAGCTCTGGGGAGCCTCAAATTTGTGTTCTAATACAAAAAACAACGCCATGTAACCTGCAAACTCGTGAGCATGTCTGAAATCTCCAAAGAACAACCACGAAAGACCAATGTATAGGGCAACTAGGGTTGAATAAGCAATAATTGTTTTAATAAAGCTGTTCATATCATCACTCCTTTCTCGTTAGTTCATGGCGTTCTCTAATCCATGTTTTTGGGATTTTTATAAGCATCCCAAACTGCTCTTCACCGTCTTGGTCAATTTCTCTCTTGGAAGAAAGGACGATGTATTCTTTTGTATCTGCCAAAAGAAAACCAACACTTTCTACCTCCCAATCTGAGGTTTTAGCCCACTGTTCAACTATTTCCCTTGAAGACCAAGCGTCAGTGACATTTTGTATGGCGTCACACCACTTAATAAGAATAAGCTTCATACTATTCACCTTCTTCAAGACCCAGTGTTCTTAATAAAGATTGTAATAATCTAAAAACTGCTAGTACCTGATTTGGATCACCTGATTCAAAATCTATAGTCATACGTCATTACTCCTTACTTGGTGGGTCTATTGTTTCCACCTCTTTTATTGCTCTCATAATCTCAACGGCCACCTGAGGAACTATGGCGTTTCCGTAGGATTTGAGGGCTTCCCGCCTCCACCTTGCCTCGCTGATTGTGTTTCCATCGGGAAGTCGAGCCACCCTTTTGGGTAGCCCATCATCCACTCGGTCATGGCAGGTTGCAAACGCAACTTCTTGCCAGCTTCGACCCCAATCCGGCCAACTTGATCCCTCATCTTGAGCTTCGGAGATTTCGCTTCCCAATATTTGTCGGCTGTTTTTACTCCACCAACCACTTCGCTTGCTGATGGGGTCTTGAGCATAGCTATTCTTATCGCCAGGTTTGGCTGCTTTCTCGATCGATTGCCGTTCCAGTCCCATCCTGGACTCTGCTCGTTGGTTCTTGGAGTGAGCAACAATCCAGACTCTTTCCCTTCTGTGAGGCGCACCGACGGCCACAGCAGGAATAATGACCGGCCAGACTTCGTAACCTTGACTCTCCAGGTCAGCACACACTGTCTCGAGTACCATACCTTCGTTCCAAGTAGTGAGGCCACGCACGTTTTCAGCGATGACCCACTTGGGTTGAAACTCTCTAATGACTCTAAACATTTCTGGCCAGAGGTAGCGGTCATCTTCCGTTCCTTTTCTTCGTCCAGCTTGGGAAAATGGCTGACAGGGGAAGCCTCCGGTGATAAGTTCAAGACATGATCCTTCAAATCTCCCCTCCAACTTCCAGGCATGGCCGGATTCCTGGGAGTGTCCTTTTTCAGTCTCAGTGGCCGACCCTCTCCGTTCCCATCTATCGCTTGAGGTGTTGGTAATAGTCCTGATGTCTCCATAAATAGGTACTCCTGGGAAGTTCTTTTGTAATGTTTGCTGACAGAAATAGTCGTCGTCGCAAAAAGCTACCGGTTCGTACTCATCACCCCAGACCTTCTGGGCCGCAAGTGCAAAGCCACCAATGCCGGTAAAAAGATCAAGGTGTTTCATTCCTCCCCTCCAACCAATAGGTCAGAGATCCTTTCTGTTCCAATTACTTGGTCAATCTTTTCTTTCGCCTCATCAAACCCACCAGCCCACGTACTTACCACTTCCTTGCCATTTAATGCCTCAAGCCACTCTCTTTGCTCTGGGCGTGGGTAGCCACCTCTTTCACGTTTCATCTCCAGAAAAAGTACCTTAGAAGGGGTCACAATAATGAGATCAGGTACACCCTTGCGTACTCCCTCAGCATATTGTTTACGCTTCTGGTTCCAACTACGAGTGTATGTGTTATTGGGCACTGCAGAGAAGAGAAGTACCTTGCCCTGATCTTTTAGAAGCTCAAGGTACTGCACTACTGCGGTCTGTTCTTGTTCCTCAGTAGGCTGGCTGGCTGATCCTTTAGCAACTCGTCTCATAACGCTCCAATTCCGGCTTCGACTGACTTTGCCAACATGTACCATCCAGTCCACAAGGTTATGCCTAAAGCAAGTCCTACAAACAGGCCAAGGAACAAATTGAACTGGCTATCGTCTTGCTGTTGTGGGGTTTGTTGAAAGTAGCTCATGATTCCACCTCATTAAATTCGCCACCTTTTAACTCATACCAAACGTTCTCTTTCAGTTTTTTCCCGTCAATCTGAGCAGACTTAACACATAATGGTTTTCCTTCGTCGTCATATTCAGCAAGGGTGATCCAAGTGCCTTTTTTAGCTCTAATCTTTCCGTATTTACCGATGGCGGCAGCCACCGAGTTTTCCCCAGTAACATCCAGCCAGTTTCTCCAACCGCTTGAGGCTACCTTGGCGTAGTCACCGCTTGAGGCTACCTTGGCGGAGTCACCGCTTGAGGCTACCTGGGCGGAGTCACCGCTTGAGGCTACCTTGGCGGAGTAACCGCTTGAGGCTACCTTGGCGGAGTCACCGCTTGAGGCTACCTGGGCGTAGTCACCGCTTGAGGCTACCTTGGCGGAGTAACCGCTTGAGGCTACCTGGGCGTAGTCACCGCTTGAGGCTACCTTGGCGGAGTAACCGCTTGAGGCTACCTGGGCGGAGTCAGCCTTAGATGAGATCTTTTCAGATTGACCATTAGATACTTTTGACCTATTTTGTTTGAATAGAAAATCAATGGATAACTTTACGAACGACTCCAGTTTGAAGTTAATTTTTAAGGTTCGATCATCAATTAAAGGAACCTGGTCAAGTAATTCCAATGAAGCAAACTCACCCCCATCTTTGTCTAGTAATTGATTCTCTTTATACCAATACTTCCCTTGGAATAATCCCTGGTCTTTTTTAAGATACTTTTTGTACCTTTCTACATTGACATACCCGAGATTGAGCATTTCGCTATCTCTGACATCCATCCCCGTATACTCAAGAAACTTTACGACATAGCCAATGTATTTGGGATGAATTGAACCGTTTCCCTTGCCTTTAATCTGGTTATCCTCCTCCAAAGTAGCGTGTGGGTTATTATTCTCATCTCGCAGAGAATAGATCTTGGCTTCTCTGCCATAATATGAGGCGACACAATGCCTCATAAGCTTTCCTTCACGCTCATAAGCATTCTTACCAACCAATCTAACAATCCTAAATCCGTCATTGAAGTCCAGGACTGTCTCAGTGTCTCCGGGTAGCTCAGCGATCTTTTCGGCCTGTTTTTGGAGTTTAAGTGTCCATGCCTCAGCTTTCTTTACTGCCTGTGGATAGGACATCTGATTTATCTTTGCCACCTCATTTTGAACAAGATAATCAATGACGTGTTCAACCTCTGATATACTTGGCTCGTTGTCTTGAAGGTAGTTCTTGAGGGTGCTATTCAACCAGCCGACCACTCTTTGGGTAGCACCCATGCCTTCGGCGTATTCTAAATAACTTGATAATTTGCTCATATTTACTCCAATAATCCCTTGATTGTTCTAAATTTGTCCGCTTCAGATTTAAAAAGACAAGTAGCTTTTAATAGCTTTATTGCTGCAAGTCTGGAGCTCTTGCTTTTTAAACTAACCACATTACTAACTGTGGGTTGTGAAACCCCGTTCTGCTCTGCGATTGTCTTTCTATCCATTCCATTTACGTACTCATCTGCGAGTATCTGGAAGCAATCATCAACGTCTGTATGAATTGCCATATTTTTTCCTTTCTTAGGGTGTGTTGCCCTTTGTTTTTTCTATGTCCATAATTGCTTCTCTGACCGCTAAAACCTGATCTAAGTGTTCGTATCTTGAGAGTGCCATTGCTCTCTTTTGACGGCCTTTTACCGTCCTGTCCTTGGCGTTCTCCACCATCCACTTGTCGGCCGTCAGTTTCAGCTCACGGAGTGCTTCAGTGGAGAGGGCGGAGTAGTCAGTCATAAGCTAAGTCTTCCCAGGTTCTTCTTTACTTCCCTTATTTTTTCCAGGTTTCTCTGAACCACTTCATCTGGTATAACCTCTGGAGCCGATATAGGCTTAGTGATCTCCCACGACATCTCGATCCTTTGCGGAATCTTTGTTTCGTTAAGCATGATCCCGATGTAATCAACCGCCTCACCCTGAGGATTCTTTCTACGAAGAAGGGTGGAAGGATTCATCTTGTCCCTCCAAAACTTGTGATACTGAATCCTCTCAACCGCCTCTAAAATCTGGTCGAGGTTGTACTCAGTCAACCAATAACTTAGGTTTGAACGGATACTTCGAGGACTTGTGAAGCTTGTCCCGTAAACCCTGTTCCACTGCTCGAGGACTTTGAGCGCATAGTCTGGTGTGGCCTCGTCGGGTTTCCCCTCACACTCCCCTTGTTTTTGATTTATGGTTTCTGGTTTTGTATTTAGGACTGGTTTGAAACCAGTTATTAACCCGTTAAAAACATCTTTAATTTCCTCTGGAACCTTAGAAATCTCTTCATTTTTAGAATCGAGGACACGATCTCTTCCTTCATAGTCAACGTAAGCAATTGAGTGATTGTGGTAGATCCACTCACCTTCAAAGTAGAACCAACCGATTTTGGAAAGTTCTTGTTTGGCACTCTGTAGTTTCTTCCCCGTAAGGCTTGTGTGAAAGGATATCTGTCTGTCTGAAATACGGGTATAGCGTGAAAGTCCAAGGTATGGATTACTCACTAGAAATAAACACAACAGCTGGGAATCTACAGAACACTGAGCAAAGTCTGTATCTAGCCAGAGCTGTGGGTATATTATTCTTGTTTTCATTTCATTTCTCCCTTAACCGGAACTTTTCTTCTTCTTGGGATACTCTCTGGCCTGGCTAGGTTAGGATGTTTAGATCGTGTATGTTCACGAACTGCGCCCTAGCCAGACCACAAAGTACTTTTTTCAAGAACCTATTGGCTTAAAGAGAGGGGCGAGGATTTGACGAGAATCCACAAGTGGTTTTCCTTTCGTACTCCCCCATGAGCTTCATTACTCGTATAGTCACCTCACAGGTGGTTGTTCGTTTACCCTTCCCAACCTTCCGTTCACTTACAAGTTGATGTTCCTTCAACTGTTTGCGTCTACTATTCCGCCACCCTCTCTCTAAACCAATTTTTCACGATCTATCAGATACTCAGCGAGTGGGAGTCATACTGTATGCACCATCCAGTAACTCCTTTTTCAGCACGGGACTTCGCACCCGATCCCCCTCTTTACAACTTCCCTCACTCATCAGTGTTCGGGCTTGGAATGCGTCCAAGTTCGTCTACCTCGCTACGATGTCTCATAGCGCAGGGGCTAGTTTGGTTTCTGTTCACTCCCACTCGCTCAATATCCGATTTTTCACGACCAGGCTCTGATACAATCAGAGTCTTTCCGTCTCACCTAGAAAGCTGGTTTGGGCAGACCAGGTGAGGTGGAGAGACCCCGAGGGGTTCTCTGCTAAAAAGGAATGTCATCAGCCAATTTGCCACTGGCTACTGCTTCCTCGACTTGATCGACATACTCATCCTCTTCTTGAGTTTGCTTATCCTTCTTGCTTCCATTAGTTGTTAAGAAAGGGGTAACTGTTTCAGCTACAACCTCACTCATGTACTTCTTTTCGCCTTCCTCTGTCTCATATGACCGATTCTCTTGGCGACCAATAACAAGTACCTTATGACCCTTCTTAATGCGTTCCTCTAACCACTCAGCACCCTTGCCAATACAGACGATTTGGTGAAAAGTAGTTCGATCTTCGTACTCCTCGCCAACCTTTACCGACCTATTCGTGGCAAGGCCAAACTTGAGAATAAAAACGTCTTTCTCAGTTCGCTTGCCTTTGGGGTCGTTAGTAACGTTGCCCTGCAAAATGATTTGATTTGTTGAGAATGACGTTCTCATATGACCTCCAATTGATTTTTTGCTTCTACTACCGCACTTGTTAATGCCACAATGTCTTCTTGTGGGACTTCAAACTCCAGCTTGTACAGATTTCTGTAGTACCCGCCTTCAATGAGGAAGGGCAGGTCTTCGTCTTCTGAAAAGTAGATCCATGAGTACTTCACTTGGTTCTCGTCGTAGTTCTCGACCATCTCTCGGATTGAGGCTAGTTCGCTCTGATAAGGACAGTAGGTAATGAGTTCAGCAGTCTTACGACCAGTAAGAATCGCATTACTCACGAGTTGCCAGTAATATTCCGGCTTGGTTGCTTTCAACTTCTCTACGTCATGAGCAATTGAGATATCTGCGAGCTGACAGAATGCCTTGAGAGTGTAGGGACACTTCCCGTCACATACCTTTTCCTTGGTTAGAAAGTCTGGTGTGCCTGCCCAGGAGCTAATCTCTGGGTGAACAATAGTTTCCTCAGAGCAGTATTGATACTCAAAAGGATCAAGAAGGGAATACAGCTTTTGTTCAACAACATGACCCCAAATTGTAGGACGAGAAGAGACATCAGCATTTAATTGCTTGCCAAGTCTTTTCTCCATGATCTTTTCTTCAATGTAGGTAGCTGTAGCAACGCTAGGCGCACCACCTCGACCTTTTTTCATCAGGTTGTGAATACTCGAGGAAGTAAACTTCCCAACCCTTAACTCGCTGAGCATGAAGCCTCCAGTTCTTTAATATCTTTTGCACTGATTCGGAAGTTCTTCTTGATGTAAGCGATGTCACACTTCCCATTTATCAGGGCTTCAATAGCTCCTGCCCAACGTGGAGAAGAAGGACTGAGGACTTCTCTTTGGTCTATCTTTTTAGTGACAATTCGTAATGCGTCCCACATCTCACCGAATGCCTTAACCTTTTCAACTCGAACAATAACCGTCTTGTTCTGCCAGTCTTCGATGTAGGGACTGTCAAAGACCTTTTTAATGGCCTTACAGTTGGTAGCGTTGAGAATCATTGGTTTCTGATCTTTGAGCTTAGCGACCACACATTCTTCTTTTTCTCCACCGGGACCGGTAACGAGTTCCTTGTCCACTCGGATGATGGTTATTGGCATTTCCTTGCCTTCTGGGACATCCCAAGAGCCAAGGTAGTTTGGGTTCATTAGTTTCTTGTAGTGTGTTAGTGCCATATTTACTCCTGATCTCTCATGTATTGATCTACTGAGTCATATCCCAAAGCTCTGAGAAGCTCGTAGAAGTCCATTTCCATGACTCTCTCTGCTGTCCACTGGTTGATCCAGTCAGAAGCTGAAACGAGGTAGTCGAATACTTCTTGTTGCAGATTTTGCAATATTCCTTTATCATTCATATGTGTTGTCCTTTAGCCCCGCTCCAACGGGGCTTTTGCTTTTTTAGTTGTTTTCAATAGCTTTTTTATAATTCTGGTAGTATTGGCAGGTTTCTACTTTCTCACCCAGGTTGTAGTAACAGAGAGTTTTACCCACTGATCCATCAAACTCATCTAGGTGACGAGCCACCCACCAAGCAACATGTTTAGTAGCTTCTTCATGTGAGTCAAAACATTTCTTCATCGCCATACCGCCATAGCCGTATTCGTTAGACTTGCCTTGGGCTTCACAGATAGCTTGCAAGCCAACTTTGGCCTTACCTCGTGAAGACTCGAGCAAGTGGATTCCATCAACAATCTGGGGAATAGAAGCACTAATTGTCTTTTCTACAATCTCAGTACGAGTCTCAATGACGGTTTCACCAGTCCAAGCCGTAACCATGTCCTCCTGCGCTTTGGCTACGGCTGTGGTGTAAACCACATGAACAACAAGAAGAATCAGAATAATGAAGGCTACACAACTGAGTGCGTCTTGATACCAAGTTCTCATAAGTCCTCCGGCTTGTAGTTGTAGAGATTAGAAATCGTCATGGCGGAAAAACCCGTTGCTCTACCAAGCTCACGAGTACCCCATCCATGCTTATCAATGAGAATTTTTACAAAAAAATGCGCTTTGAAATCAACTAATTTACTTGTTCTTTTGAATATTTCTCGGACTTCTTTTGCCGAGATAAGCCCGTTTTGCTCGGGTTTGTTAGTGTCTAGTGTATAATTGCCCATTCGATCTCCTTTTTTTGAAGATCGTGAATGTACCTGAATAAAAAATATCTAGCAGGTTATAATGAGATTCTGCGGGACGTAGCTCAGATGGCTAGAGCGCGCGCTTTGGGAGAGTTAGCTCACTAGCTATTAGGCTCCGCCTCACAAAATCTCAAACTTTCACGATCTAATTTGTATTTAAGCACCTATTTTCTATTATGTAAAGTACCAGTATACTCGAGGTAATCGTGATATAATGCTTATCTGCTAGTTAGAAAGCCCATTTGGATAACTTAGCAGGTTTTGAGTTATTTCAGATTCGGCGTGGCCTAACGCCAATAACAATAAAATCTAACATCGCCTTCGTAAAGCCTGCCCCTAAGGTGAAGGAAGACTTTGAAGCGTGGATTCTTGAAAAGATCCGTGCTGGTTGCAAGGCGAGCTACGTCAATCGCATTATTGTAGCCGTGCGTTTATATGGCAAGTTTTCTGGTTCTGACTGGATGGCAAATGTTCAGAAGATTCGCTCCCATCAGCAATCCAATAAACAAATCCTCACAGACGACCAAATCGAAAAGTTTCTCATGGTTGGTGAAGGAAGCCAGTACGTTAAACATAACCGCAAAATGCAGGTATTCTGGACGCTCATGGCCTTTACTGGCATGCGTACTATAGAAGCCTCTACACTGACCAAAAAGGACATCAATTGGGCTAGTAAGTGTATTGAACTACAGAACACCAAAACTGGCAAAATAAGGCGCATAGTGCTTTATGAACCCATTGAACAAGCTCTACGTGAGTACGTTGATGATTTAGAGACAGATCTACTCTTTCCAAGCCGGGATGATAAAAACAAACCAATAGACCATCATGTATGGGGACGGAGTTTTGCCAAGCGCCTCAAGTTAGCCTCTATTGAGAAAAGAACCAATCTAACTGCCTATTCCTTTCGGCACTCATTTGGTACTAGTATGGTTAATAAGGTTGGTATAGGCATTCTTTGTGAGTTGATGGGGAACACACCTAAAACTGCAATGGGCTATATCCACCTGGACACTGCTCATCTGCGAGAGGCAATAACCAAGCTACCTCTGGCTAGGAAACATGTGAAAAGAAGTGACCTGATAAGACAACTCGTTGAGTGGTTTAAGGGTGAAATAAAACACGTTGAGCCCGTTGATGATTATGTGACCATTGATGAAAAAGATGGATATATTTACTACAAGATTGAAGGAAAAGTTAAAGTCAAAGAAGACGCTGAGTGATATAATTACCCCGCGCTTAGGAAACTGAACTTAAGTCGATAGCCTAAGTGGCATGTAGGATAGACAAAGCAGACAGCCGAAAGGTGGGTTAGACAAAAGCTACGCCTTAATTGATCCGTAGCCAGTCAAAAAACCTGGTTCAGCTCACTCGCCTACATCACTGCAAGGAGTATGCGAGGTGTTAGACCTGCTCTGACTATCGTTGACCATACCACCCGCACAAAGCCCTCACTTCGGTGGGGGTTTTTGTTTGTATGATATATAATATTGTTGGGTGGAAATCGAAGACGCCTGGTCTATTTTATATAAAAACCCTCAGTTGATCCGCTAAAACTCGCTGGGGGTTTTTGTTTAGTGGTAGAATAAAAACAGATTCTTAAAGGATTGCGTAATACCTCTTACCTGGCGCTATGTAATCATTTAAGACACGGCGTATATGAGGATCGCTTCCTCTCCTGCTAACGCTAAGGTTGAGACAAACAGGGTGCGATAACAAAACTCAACAAGATCTTGTGATTCTTGTTTACCTAAACATTTTCATCTGTCTTGGTAGCAGAACTTCTTCTGGAGTGGGAAGACCAACCTTTTCTTCATCACTGAGGCGCTTCCAGATGGTCTTTAACGCCCAGAGATTGTGATGATTGGATAGACCTAGCTCTGGTCTACCATGCCTGTTAAAATGATCCATGTAGTGACTTTTTTGCGTTAAAACGCGCCCATTTTCTGGTGTGTCGTAGGTTTCAAGAGATTTATCATGTGAGTAGTGGGCACACTCTCTTGCTGGCTCCCCTGTATCCTGACACCTGTAGTTATCACGCTCCCTGATTTGTTGTCTCACTTCCCACGAAAAGGCCGTGAGTGACACGGCCAGTATTCCGAGACTTGAGGTTAGTGAAATGAGTTCAGCGCGTCTCATGGCCTACAACCCTGTTATAAGCTGATTTATCCATGATGCACACTCCCCTACCGTCCCAAACAATTACCTGATCGAACCTCTTGCCAATTTGAACAAACTTTAGTCCTTCTTCCACCAGTCTTTTTGCAAAAGGGAACAACTCTGATCCAAGTGGTAGCTCCTCCCCCATAAAAGAAACAGTTCCGGGGAGTTGCCCCCACATCTGTTCTGCGGTAAGTCCTGTATCTAATCCTTCAACGAGTGCCATTGGTTCCCTTTCTGTTTCTTGCTTCAACTAACAAAACACATAAAAAAGCCCCTGTTATTTCGGGGCACTCACGGAAAACTATCTCTCTAATCCAAGAGTCTCGGTTGTTTCTTTGTGTGATGGCTGACTGGTACTCAGAGGGCTTGGGAATACTCCGGCCATCTTCTAGGATCTGGGTGAGCGCACTAACGTACGTCATTTTTCCTCAACTGTAGGTTTTCTGCACGCCGGATTCTTTCAAGATCTAATTCTTCTTGTTCGATAACTAGCCTTGCCTTCTTAATCTTGCGTTCCTTCTCCAAGATGATGGCTAAGGTTTCAGGTCTCATCTAGCTAACGTCTTAACAACGCCCTCGTCTTTTAGTTCTTTCTCTAAGGCGTAGGCAATGTAGTTGATTGCCCCGGCCAGAATCATTCCGTATTCAGGCGGGAGGTCTGCCAGTTTAATAAGAGCTACAGCACAGAGTCCTGAACCAAACAAGTAACCTAAAATCTTGGCGTGTTTGAGCAGAGCCGTCTTTAATTGATCGTTCATTTTGTTCCTTTCAGCCAGTTGATGATAGACTGGATAATGTTTTCAGTTGGCACTTGAACAGTTGGAGTGCCAAGAATCTTCTTGCTGAGATTTTCGATGGCTTTTGTCTGGTCTTCGATCGCTTTAATTGCCTCTTTTTGGTCAGATTTTGTGGCAAGAGAAGATAATGCAAGCTGAAGTTCGTCAATTTGGAAGGAGACATTTTCAAGTGTGACGGTTCCTTCGGGCGGATTCTCTGTACTCGTCTGAGTTGCCAGTTTTTCTTCCAGTTCTTGAATTTTTCTATCAGATTCTTCCTTCTGCTTTTTTATAATTACCAGTTGCTCTTGATAAAGATTCCAGTTCTTATCTCTCTCAAGACGAACTACTGTCATCTGTTCTTCTGAATACGACATTGTGGCCTCCTCTATTGGCTTGTTTTCGGGTGTTTTGAAGGTTACTGATATGTTCTTGCCATCTAGGTCTCTGTACTCGGTGTGGGTATGCCCGCCCGTGGAGTGACCCGAATCTGTTTGGTTATTACCAATAGTCCCGATAACATCCCCCATTTGGAGTTTTTGACCAGCTCGAACAGGGATACCTTTTACAAGATGGGCTGAGATTTGATAGAGCCAGTTGCCTTCATAATCTTGGCCGGAGAGCTTCACAAAGTTGCCGTAATCTTCGGTAGTTAACCCCCCTGGAGTGGGATCACCTGCCCCACCTTGGTTCCAGCTTGAGGAGTATTTATCTACTACGATTACAACTGAGGCGTTTCTGAGGCTACAGAAGGCTCTATTGTCTGGGATGTCGTCGTGATCGTAGGCTTTATGTGAGGAAGAATACCCCCCATTAAGTTTGTTGATTGAGGGTGGGTAGACTGTATTCATGTTTACCTATGAAGAACCTCAAGAGTGGTTAAGCGGGTTACAAAGTTCTGGTGTTCCTTCTGAAGATCTAAAACAGTTGTGTTTACCCCGTCGGTTCTTTCAATTAAGTAACCGATATCTTTCTTCATGTCTGCCTGATCTAACTTGACCGTATAAATGAGACTAGAAAGCCAAAAGGTTATACCAACCATTGCGCCAATAATAGGCCACCAGTTCTTGATGTCATTCCAGGTAATGGGCAGTGATTGTTTCATGGGGTTCCTTATTGCAAGGGCAAACCCTGCTGTCTGAGTTGTTCGAGAATCATGTCTGTATCTCCGGTTGCTCCAGAGGTAGCCAGGGCATTAAGATCTTGTCTTAGTGAATTAAGTTTGAATCTTGCTGTTTCTGGCGAATCTCCTGGTTGAGGGAGGTTGGCATTCATGTACCGGCGCACTTCCTCCTCTGGGATAGCTGCACCTGATCTGGCGCGTAAAAGTGCTTCTACTGCCTTGAATGCAGAAGCGTCATACTTTCTTGCTCCAAGTTTTCCAGGAAGTTTTGCTTTTAAGTAAGCATTGGGATCTTCGGACAAGACTTGTTCAAGTGAAGTCAACGCGCGTAATCCAGACTTGCCTAGTTGCTGTCTGTTCTCTGCTGTAGCCGATACTGCTTTAGGTTTCTGCTCATTTTGGATGTCATACATGTCTTTTAACTTCTTGTATTCAGTATCGTTAAGTGATACTCTTCCAAGCAATAACATCTCGGGTGTTATCTGACCACTGCCCATACTCGTTTGGTCTGATACAATTTGATCGGTTGAAGGAGGGGTAAGTTGATCTTGACCTTGATTGGCTTGGCTATCTTGGGTTTGTGTATTGGGTTGTTCTCCGACTAGCGCATTTGTAGCTCCAGTAGCTGTTCTCGCCCCCACTTGTCCAACTGCGCTTTGCAGTAAAACATTGTCTAATACAGGTGAACCTGTTAGTGCCCTTCCTACTGATGAAAGCCCTTTTGTAGCCCCACGTATAACTGATGGATTATTACCAACCATAGTTCCAGCGCCAACAGCTAAAGCTCCTGGCAATCCTCCGGCTACAGCTCCAATATTCCCACCCAATAGAGTAGAAAGTCCCAGTGGCAAACTCCCTTGACCCAAGAATTGCTGTCTTTCAGCTACTTCCATGAGTTTATAGAGCTTGCTGAGTTCAACACCTGTTTCTTTAAGAGAACGTCCATTTAGCTGGATTCCTGCCTTATCTGCTTCTTTTCTGAGTGAATCTTGCAAAACATCTCGAGTGATATTTAAAGGACCTTTAATGGCGTCATCAAGTGGGTAGTTCTTAATTCCATCGTCAATTTCGCGTCTAAGAGCTGTAAGAGCTTGTGCCGTAAGGGGTTGATTCTTTCCATACTTTTGTTTGAAGTTGTTGGCTATTTCTTCGATAACGGCGGCCTTTGCTTTATCTGCTGGCAAAATAGATTTTTTGAGTCTCTTAGATTCAGAAGCAAAATCAGTTAAAATGTCAGCAGTTGAGACCCGAAGATCTCTACTGTTTACAGCATTATCAAATGTCTTTTGAATGTCATCGGTATATGAGGCGATACCATCAAAGCCCTGTCCTTCAAGCCCTCTCTTTGAAAGAAACTGAGGAATTTTTTCTCCTGTTTCTCGAGAAAACTTATACTGTTGAGATGGGCTTGGCCTGATTGCTTTAGTAGCAAGTTTTTCACTTGTGCTTGTCGCTCCTTTTCCAAGGGCTTTGGCCGCTTTTCCACCAAGTCCAAGAATGCCACTGAGTATTCCAGCTCCAGCGGCTCCAGTTGCGGCACTTCTAGCTACTTTTCCAGCAGTTACATCATCTTCACTTAATGCGTCCAAGGCACCGGTAACAGCACCAGGAACAAGTGTTTTCCCAACAATTGACTTTGAAGCGGGGATAATAGTTCTTCCAGCGATTGTCTGTGCTCCACCACCGAACGGCACCGCATACGAACCTAGTTCTGCACTTTGTTGTCCCGCTCGTTTGAGAGCAAATTGTAGTGCGTTTTTCTGTAAGTCTTTATCTGTTATATCTGTTTGAGATTTAAGTACATCCGCTTCAGCTC